CAGCAGCTAATTCTGATTGTTTGAAATAGCGTTGTTGCGTTTCGCCATCTGAATCAACATAGCTTACCAAAACAGTAATTTCACCTGTTGATGAATCAAAAGCAAAACCTTCTACTGTTCCTTGAATTGGAGCTGGAAGAATTTGTATTACTGATTGACCGTTTTTTAATTCCATGATTTTATCCTTATAGGCTTAATGAATAAGTAACTTGAATTACGTTACCAGTATTAACAGGTTGGTCACCACCAGTAAACAAGCCAGCAGAAAGTAATGTGCCTGCTGTGCTTAAAATAGTAGTTACTGCACCAGTACCATAAACAATAAATGCGCCTTTTAATGTGCCTGTGCTTGTCATTGTAAATGTTACGGCAGAAGCAGTAGAAATAGCACCAGCAGAAGCAGTACCAAAGCTAGGAGCAACACGAGCTGAGAATGTTGGAGCATTAGTTGTACCAGCTTCAGTCCATCCACCATGTGAAGCCATTGTATCGCCAGCAACAGGACCTGTCGTGTATGATACAGATGAAATCATACCCATGTATGGACCAACTACGGTGTAAGCAGAACCTGTCAATGCTGTTTGAAGCATTAAGTTTTTACCTACGGTTGCTACTACGTTATGTACGGTATCTTTCCAAAGCAATGGACCACCTTCGTATTCAAAGCACTTGAAAGTGTAAACACCTTCAGCTTGGCAAGACTCGCCCATACCAGCCAAAGAACTGATAGAAGCGTTTGCTGATTCAACAGCGTTTAATTTATCTTTCATGTTTAATCCTCTAAATCAAAGTTAAGAACGGGCTTACAGATACAACGACAATTGGGTAAGTCACCAGGAAGTCCGTAGACTTTTTCTTGATACATATCACCAATGTAGGGTGGGTTATCGAAAGAATACTCGTTCCCACTCATTCTTATGTGCAATTCACGAGGCTCTTTACCACCGCCCGAATGAATCCAAATGAACTTTTTAACACCCAAAGTCTTTAGTCTAGTTGTATTAATAGACTGATAAGCCTTACGAGTTTGGTCTAAAGCAACAAGCCTTGCGTGTCTTACGTTGCCTTTATATTTCTTCGTTAGGAAAGGAACTAAATCTTCCATCCCTTTGCCTGTTGTAATGGAGCGCATTACCTGACCTTGCACTTCATTCAAGAACTTATAAGGTATGATTTTAATCAAGTTTGCAGCCTCTAATGTGCTTGCCTTGATGACCTCTTGTAATTGTTCATTTGAAAATGAAGTATCTATGCTTAAATCAGGTAATGCTTCTTTTAACGAATTACGCAAAGTAATCGTTGAGTTCTTTATGGTGCGCTGAATCATACGCTCAGTAGCACTCTTGGCAATCTCGTCAAAGCGAGGCTGCCATTTTCTTAATAACCAATTGAGTAAGATACGGGATTGACTTGCCAATGAAGCATCCATTGCTTGCCCGTAGTGATTCTCGTTAAAAGTCTTTTTTAACTCTCTACGAACGTCACGAAACATCAATCCTAGTTCATTGACAATAGGCTTTGCGTAATCGTTTGATATGCCAACGTTAGGTCTTAATGCGCCAGCAACGAAACTATTTTTGGATGGTTTTTTTAGCACGATTAGTTACTTTTGGCATACTATTTTCTGCTTTATCAGTTGTGTGAATTGATATTTCTTCTTTTTTAGGCAAATCTACCCAAATATTATCTTCAGCTTTTAGATAATCACGTTCGGCTAGTTCTTCACCTTCAGGTGATTCTTCTTCCATGATGCCGATTTCATTGTATCCACTGGTCTTGTCAGTCGCTACACGCTGACGTTCTTCTTCGCTTGAAATTGCGCCTACTTCAATCAATGCTGCACCAACTTGTGCTTTAGCAAGGTTAGTTTGAGCCAATTCTTGAGCTGTTGGCGTATCAAGTGGAAGCCAGTTCAATGTTGTTTCAACATCCATTTTCTTCTTGAGCTGTGGCTCTACAAAAGATTTGATAACCAATTGGTGATGACGTTCTGCCAATGGCGTAAGGTCATGTGTTTGGATAGATTCAAGTAACTCATGGTAAGAGGCTTCCTCGTACTCGCCCGTTGAATTAAAGCCTTTTGGTGTTGTACCGATTAATTTAGTAGCAGGTACGCCAGCAATGGCAGCAACCAATTGGTACTGAGTCATAATCAATTGGTCAAAGTCAGCAAGAGAAGTATCGAATTGTTGGAACTCGTCACCTTCTTTATCGCCTAGCTTGATACCGTAGTTATCACGCATTTGCGCCCAATAGTTCAAACGACCAATGGCTTGCTCTGTGTTTGACATTGCAGCTTCCATGTCAGTCAACCAAACAGTTGTACGTTTAGACATGGCTAATTGTGGAGCTTCGTTAGCTACACGTTCGGCAGCATAAATACGTTCCATGATTTGTTGAGTAAGTGGAACACCACCATAAATGTATTGAGGCTTCAATACGTCCACAGGTTCCGCATGACGGAATATGATTAAGTGTGAACGATGAACTTTCTTACCGTTGATTATCCACCAAGTAGGCTCGTAGAAATGTAGAGTATCAGGCTGACTAGCAGCAGCTCCATCCAACATAGGGGCGCACCAATACGGGTCAACTTGCACAATCCCTTTATAGCTATTAGCAGTGACACCATCAATATTAAAAGGCTTTTCATAGTATTCAGGGTCTGTTGATTGAACTTTGAACATTGCAACACGAACGCCAAAGATACGACCTTTGCGGATAAATTCTCTCATATTCCATGTGAGGCGCATTGAACGGTCATAAGCCTTGATAATCTTTACAGCTTCAGGGTCTAATTCGTCACCGTCAATAGATACTACATTGTAGCCTTTACGAATTGCGTCATCGCCAGGCATTGCACAGGCTTTGTTTACAAGCCAGTTTTGAGCCAAGATACCGCAAAGCTGTGCGCCAATGAAGCCTTGAGAAGCATACCAATAGACTACAGCGTCAGATACAGAATTATTGCCAGCGTCATACATCTTGAATGATGGAACGCCATTTGAGCTGTCATCCATTGCCACGCCAGTAACAGCAGGGTCAAAAATTGGTTGCTGTGCTTTTAATGCAGAGAATTTATCTAATACAAAGTCTTTAATCTTAGTTGAACTTTCAATGTCACCAGCGTGAGTGCCGAATAGACTTTTACGAGCGATAGCCTTAGGCGCATTTTCCGCCTTTTTGACTTCTTCTTTCTCGCCTCTAAACCAATCTAAAATTGACATTAATAATCCTCTATCCAAAGAAACTTCGTCTTGGTACCATTACTTCGCTAAATGCTCTCGACAACGCATCAATTTGGTCATCATTTACGCCATTAGGAAACATACGCATCTCGTTAATAAGAGATTGATTCCACTCGCCACGAAGCATCATAACGTTTCCGATATTTACTTGTGCGCCTAAAGGCTCTGCTCTTGTAATTTTATCACCGCTTTCAGGTGAACTCTTGACATTATATCCAGCCAATTCTCTTGTTAAATAAATAACTTGAGTTTTACCAGCTTGTCCAGGGTCTTGCGGAATAGATATTTTAACAAATTTACCATCCAATGACGCAGTATTTTTAATAGCAGCATCACGCTTGTCAGGTCCATCTCTTAATCTAACCATGTCGGCAATAATAAATCGCCCATCAGGCAATCTTCCAATCTTTGCGCCAGCAGTCCAATCGCCATCAACAGTTGAAGCCAAATCCCAACCTCGACACCATTTAATCTCGCCAGCAGGTAAAGCATCAATAATTGCTATTTGGTCAGGCTTGAAGATACCGCCTTCTGCTGGTGCTGGTCTTTGCATATACTGACCTGCAAAGTTATAAGGGCTGGCTTGTTCCATGCGCCTTAATTCTTCTATTGGGTGTTTAGCTTCCCATAAAGCTGTTCCATCTTCCTGAATAGCAGGTAGACAGATATGTTCCCATTCTTCACCGTTGCCACCTTTAAGCAGCCATCCTGATAAGTCATCTTCATGCAGCCTTTGCATGATAAGGATAATTGGTGTTTCGGGACTGTTTTTTCGACTCTCTAGCGTATTCTGAAACCACTCAATGACATTCTGACGCATAACGTCTGAGCGAGCTTCGTCAGCTTTGTGAGGGTCATCAATAATAATGGCACCACCAAAACCAGTGCGATGCTTACCAGCACCGTAACCAGTAATTGCACCACCTGCACCAACAGCGTAAACAATGCCACCGTCTTTTGTGCGCCATTCATCCCTTGCTTTGCTATCATCTTTCAATCCAAAGTTAGAAAATGATTCTAAGAAGGCTGGATTCTGCACAAGCTCTCTAGTCTGCCAAGCATTATTGGCTGCTAGTCTTGCGCTGTATGAAGTGTGAATGAACTCAGCATCGGGTACTCTACCCAGAGCCCAAGCCATAAAGTTAATAACCGCAATCTCAGTCTTACTGTATCGAGGCGGAATATTAATGATTAATCGTTTTGTTTCACCGTAGAATACTTTTTCTAACGCTTCGCAAAGTATTTTGTGGTGAGGTGAGCGCAGCCATTGATAACCACGCCTATTTAAAAACATCCATCTACAAAAGTAGTAAAAGTCTGTGGACGCTCTAAGAGATAATGCTGCTCGTTGTTTTTCGGTAAGCTCTAACATTAAACCATGTCGTTTAGTTCAGCGTTAATCTGTGCGTACTCTTGCAAGCTCATCATGTTTTGTGATGATGGTGCATTGTTCTGTATGTTCACTTGAGTTTCAGGCTGCTTGCCTAAAACTGTTTCTCTACCCTTAGCAATTACCTCTTGAGCAATCTTATGCTCAAAGATTGTCGTACCTTCGTTTATCTTTGACTCCATCATCCGCAAGTTATTGATAGTTGCATTGGCGAAGAATTGAATATGCTTTGTGCGTTCTTCGACTATCTCATTGACAGCGTGAACAGAGCGTTCATCTAATTGACTAAGTTCTTGTTTAGCCTCAACAAGTTTGTTCACAAGTTGTTCATGCTCTTTGCCTAAGCCTTTAGTGTGTTTATTGATAACACCTACGCTTACTTTGTATTTGTACGCAAGGTCACGTTGAGTAAAGTTACCTGTTTTCCAATCGGCTTGGATAAGGTTTATGGTTTCTTGTGTTATTACTTTTGATGCCATGATTATGCAATTACGTTTTGAATGGGCGCAATTATCCCCACAGTCAAAATATCATATCTATGAATTATGTCAAGCATTATTTTACCACTCCGTTTTATGTGGTTCGTCACAATCATACGGGTCTATTGTTGCAACCCATTTATCCCAAAGCGTCCAAG